CGGGTGGCGCTCAACTGGAAACTAGTTCCTACCCCACCTCCTACATCCCAACCTACGGCTCTACCGCCACACGCGCAGCTGACGTAAGTTCAAGCAGTTCCAACACGTTTGGTAATAGTTTCTATAATCAGACGGAAGGGACGGTGTTTAGTGATTCAGACATTATTGCAGCAACACAAACCCAGTTGGTTTGGCGATTGACCGGAGGTACTTATTCAACCTCTCTACGTCAGCCACATTCTGGATCGCAATTCAGGGCAGTGATTGGAAATACTTTTAGCGCTAGTCCCGGCACTGGCGGCACAATCCCCGGAGTTACAAAAGCCGCCGTTAGTTTTTCTGGTACTGCTGGTCGATTTCAAGTTGGGACAAGTGGTGTTGATGTGACTGCCGCTGGCGCTTCTGATCCAAATGTTTTAAACATTGGAACTTACACAACAGCAAACCAGCTAAACGGCACCATCGCTCGCCTCACCTACTGGCCAACCCGCCTGTCCAACGATACCCTACAAACAATCACCAAATAAATATGGAAGAAGAACTCCTAGAAATTCCTCCGTCCCCTGGTCCTTTCTTCCGGTTTACGGATGAAACCGCCTGGTTGACGGCAGCACGCGCTGCTGGCTTTATGACTACCGTTACTGATGAAGACGGTAACGAAACTGAACAACTGGTTCAGTACACCCACAACTACGCCCTTGATGTTGTCGGCACGATCACCCGTGGTGGTGAGTGGGACGAAGAAGGCAATGAAGTTGTGGCACCTACCACTCTTGATGGTTTCCACGTTAACTACGTTGGTGAACTGCCTGAGGGGTGGGAAACTTATGAGGTAACGCCTAGCACGCCCCATCGCGTCTTTGCCTGATGAACCTATCCGCAACACTCAGGACAGCAGCTAGCCGCACAATCAAACGGCTGGGTGGCTTGGTATCAATCCGCTACGTGACTGCTGGCGCCTACAACGCCACTGATGGGTCAGTAACTGAAACGACAAGCGACACTGAGGTTCGGGGTGTTGTGACAGGGATCAACGCGCGGGAGGTCAATGAGCTGGTGCAAGCAACAGACAAGCGGCTTACCGTTGCAGCATCAGAGGTGCCATCAGCGCCAACTACTAAGGATCGCGTGTTGATTTCAGGCGTAGTGCATGAGATCGTGTCTGTGGACACGATTGAGCAAGATAATGAGCCCATCACCCATGAGCTAGTGCTGAGGGGTTGAGATGACGCGCCAAATTAAGTTCGGTGAGATGGGCCAATATTTTGAAGCGAAAGTCATCAACACAGTGAAAGCGGTGACGCTTGAATGGAAAAGCCGTGTGAAATTAGAAACGCCGGTTGATTTTGGCCGATTGCGCATTGGCTGGGAGAGCAGGATTGAGCCTTTGTATGGCGAGATCACAAACCGCGTGGAGTATGCCGAGCCAGTGTGCTTTGGCACCAACCTCCCGCCATCATGGGGTGGCCAATACAGAACCCGCAAAGGCACCCGCGTAGGGTTCCCAGAATTGATTGGCAAAGAGCTTGAGCCATGGGCTCAGGCACAATTCAGGAAAGATTGATGGCAGCCGCAAACCTCAACACGATCCGTTCAACCATTGAGGGCAGGCTGGCGACTGAGTTGGCCACAAGCCCTGTGGTCCCGGTGGTGTTTCACAATATGGCGTATGACCCGGCGCCAGGGGCTTCATGGGTGCAGTGCCTAGTTAGCTTTGGCGCTAATGAATATCTCAGCCTTGGGGGCGCTACTGATTCAGACAATCGCGTTGTGGGCTTGCTGCTGATCAATATCTTCACGGCTCAAGGTGTTGGGCCTGGCGCAAACTATGTAATCGGAAAACGCATACGGGACCTCTACAATAGGGCCAATGTGTCGGGGGTTTACTTCGATGCTGTCAACGGTCCATCAGTGCTGGCCGCCCCAGCTCCTGAGGGCTACTTTCAAACTCAGGTCCGTGTGACCTTTGAATCCATCGAGGAGCTGTAAGCATGGCTTTCTATCGCGGCGAGGAGGGCAGCGTTAAGTTTGACGATGCTGGCTCCTCTGCCTCTGCAATCACTTCTACCCGTTCGTGGTCTCTGACGCTTGATAAGGCGGTACTGGAAACCACGTCAATGGGCGACACCTATGCGGCCAACATCGGCAGCATTATCAGCGGGTCAGGCTCAGTTGAGGTGATTTACACCGCATCATCAGCGGATGAAACTGCGGCGTTTATTGATCACATCAACACTGCCACGGACGAAGGCACAGCCTTGTTTGAGCTGTACTTGAGCACAACTGGCAGCAAGTCAATCAGTTTCGATGGGGTTGTCACTTCAGCCGAACTGACGGCCACTGTTGGCGAAATTGAGATTATCACGGTCAACTTTGTGACCAACGGCACCATCACCACTGCGCTCTGATCATGGCTTTTTACCGCGGCCAACAAGGCACCATTAAGTTCGACAAGGATGCGGGCGGCGCAGCTTTGTCTGAGATTGCGGCTGTTCGCTCATGGTCAATGAGCATCGAAAAAGAGCAGCTGGAGATCACTGACCACGGCGACACGTTTCGGGCGTATGTCGGCGGATTGGTTGGCGGATCTGGCAGTTGTGAACTGCTTTACGACGCCCCAAGCGCAGGCGACAAGCTTGACTTGATCAAGGAAGTTGTCACGACCGCCGACCCCGCTAACGCTGAGTTGGAACTGTATCTGGATGAAACAGGCGGCAAAAAAATCACCTTCACAGCTCTAGTTACTAGCGCTGAATATGGTGCTACGGTAGGCGAGCTTGAAGTCGTAACTGTGAACTTCACAGCGAACGGCACAATTACCCTGTCTGTTTGATGCCTGCGAACACTCGCACCGTTGATCTGCTGGTTGGGGCGTTTGACCTCAGCCAGCGCCGCAAGTACCAGCTAAAAAACGAAGCCGGCGAGGTGGTCGTTGATCTTTATTTCAAGCCGATCACCCGCGCGGATCGAAAGCGTGCGCAAGCACTGGCGCAAAGCGAAGAAGCGTTAGACATCAGCACACACATGCTGTGCCAGATGGCAGAACTTGAGGATGGCACCAAGGCATTCGCGGCGGCTGATGCGGTGAAGCTTCAGCGGGAGCTGCCGGAATCAATCCTTAATGAAATTGAGCTGTTCCTGTTTGGGCTTGGTGAGGAGCCTGACTTGGATGAAGCAAAAAACGACTGAGGCAGGACGGCTGGCTCTTCTTTGAGTTTCACCTGGCCTGCGAGCTTGGCATGACGGTCAGCAAGCTGCGGACTGAGCTGACTGACGCTGAGTTTGTTTACTTTGCCGCGTATTACGAGGTGAAGGGTGAGCGTGAACGTGAGGCAATGGATCGCGCGAAAGCAGCGCGCCGGTAAGATGTAAGCACTAGCGGGGTTGTTGTGGCTGAGGCAAATGTCAAGTTAACAGTTGACGCCCGGCCTGCTGTTCGCGCAACCAACGCTCTTAAGGCGGCAGTCGATAAAACGCAGCAAGCGGTTAAAAAGCTTGAGGGGGCTGTTCAAGGCACTGGTAGGGCTTTTAAGAGGTTAGGCCGTGCAGCAGTAGGAGCCCTCCGCAAGATTGGGGACGCCGCCAAAGCTGCTATATCAGCCATGGGCGGCTTGGCTTCAGTAATTGCTCCTGTCGCTGCTTTGTATGGGGCGATCAACTTTTTAAATGACAGTCTGAAGGTGCTGGGTGAGCGACAAGTCCAAGTCGCGACCTTGCAAAATGGATTGAGCAAGATTGGGGGCACGCAGGCTGACATTGAAGCCCTTGCTCAAGCCGCTGATCGACTTGGGAAAGCCACTTTATTTGATCAAGAAGATTTCACGCAAGGCTTTGCGTTGTTAACTTCTTTCCAGCGAATCGGTGTTGATTCTTACGAGCGAGTTGCCAAGGCTGCTGCTGATGTTGCGCAGGTTACGGGCCAAGATGTGAGCTCGGCTTTGCTGCAACTATCTAAGGCGTTAGAAGATCCAGCCGCGCAGGTCACCGCGTTGGCCAGGAGT